CGCTAATTATATTTATACCGGAATCTTATTGGATGCAAACGAAAACTTCGTCGAGATAAAAGACCCCGCGATTGTTTATGAAACCGGAGATTTTACAAATAAAGAGTATACTGACGAGCAAAAATTAAATATGGAGACTTATTTTATCCAAATGGGCTTCATTGAATCCTTTGGATTAAAGAAATGAAACCTTCAAGGTCAGGTTCAAGGTCAATGTCCTGGTCAAGGTCAGGATGCTGGTCAAGGTCAATGTCAGGGTCAAGGTCAGGGTCCTGGTCAATGTCAAGGTCAGGGTCAGGGTCAAAGTCCTGGTCCTGGTCAATGTCAAGGTCAGGGTCAAGGTCAGGGTCAAAGTCCTGGTCCTGGTCAGAGTTATGGTCAAGGTCAGGGTCAAGGTCCTGGTCAGGGATCTAAATTACTGGAAAAATCAAGGGGGAAATGAAACAAACAAAATTACCTAAAAAAATAAAATCAAGGTCAATGTCCTGGGCAGGGTCAGGGTCAGGGTTAAGGTCAGCGTCAATGTCCTGGTCAGGGTCAAAGTCCTGGTCAAGGTCAAGGCCAGGGTCAGGGTCCTGGTTCTGGTCAAGGTCAATGTCAATGAAAGGATGCTGGTCAAGGTTAGGGCGAAGGTCCTGGTCCTGGTCAATGTCAATGTCAGGGTCAGGTTCAAGGTCAGGGTCAGAGTCAGGGTCAATGTCAGGGTCAAGGTCAGGGATCTAAATTACTGAAAAAAATCAAGGGGAAAATGGAACAAACAAAATTACCTAAAAAAATAAAATCAAAACTCAGTTATTAGCAATTCTTGATTATATCAAGGAGATGAAATGAAAACTATAATAATAATTATTCTAATGGTACTTTTATCGAATCAAATTTATGCCATGAAACCTTTTTTTGATGAGAGTACAGATACAAATTCTCTTGCAAAATTTTCGGTTAGTGAAGGTGGCCATGAATCAAATCTTTTATTGAAAAAAGAAAATGGTTTTGTTGTGTTTATTATACAAAGCAGGAATAAACTAACTAATGATGTGCTTGATGAAGTAGAAATGAAAATTGACAGAAAAGGGGTCGAGATGATTAAAAAACTTTTTAATATGTTCAAAACTTATCAAAATAAATCAATGGTAAAAGTTCCTAGGAAGACTCAATGAAAATAGTAATAATTGATCTTATCGCAAAAATCGTTCTTTATTCCATGCTATTTGGTGGACTTAAAATTCTTGAACTTGATAGATTTATAATCTCATTAACAAATTTGTTAAATGCAATTTCAAAAACACTATAGGTAAATAATATGAATTTCGAACAGCATAAAAATTATGGAGTTTCAGCCGCCCTTTGCGTATCGATTGGGTATTATATATATTATGCTTCCAAATATTTTTCTCAAACGGGGCAATATCTTGTGTCAGAAAAAGTATTTATTTATAGCCTTCTGATATTCTTTATAACAGTAGCCGGATCGCTTGCACCTGATCTAGATACCAAGAGTACCACGACAAGATTTGTATCCATATTTATGGCAATATTGTGGGGACTCATTATATTTTCGAATTTGCTTCCTGCACATTATTCTTACTATGCCGGAGTTGCAAGTTTCTTATTATTTATGTGCCTTGGAACAAAACATAGGAGTTTCACCCATGCTCTTGGATGGCCAGCAATTGCATTATTACTTTCAGCTTATACCAAAGAATACATGCTTTTTGCATTCGGATGTGGGCTTATAGTTCATGCATACTGTGACGCAATAAATCCGTTTGAGCTACGAAATTGGTGGTTTAATCCATTTAAGAAGAGCTTTTGGATTTAACAAAATGCTTCAATATCGTCAGAAGTTATTAATTTTTCAGCATCAACACAAACATTATGATGAGATCTAAAAGTTTTTGAGTAAAATAGGTGGGGATCAATTATATTTCCAATGCGATTGACTTCAAATATGCATCCTTTTCTAAACTGGCGACCATCAGGCAATACTATATTTTGAAGTAGTTTATATTTTCCTGTTTCTTTAATCATTTTATTGTTACGTTGACTCTTTTCATTTTTCACTTGTAGATGGGTTCATAAAACTTTTAACGATGGCCTCGTCAAGACACATCCCTCCATCATAAAAACTAGTTACAAAATAAATATCTTCATTGAGTGTGTGTATAGAACAATAAAAATTGTCGCCGTTAATGCCGCTAGGAATATCTTCATGCAAAATAAAAATTTTATAAAGTGAACCTTTTATAATATTATATTTACACTCATATCCATATTCATCACCTAGCTCTTTTAATAGATAAGGAATGTAAGACTCAGGCTCCACATTCTTCTTATAACCTTTTTCATCGGCCCATTTTGATTTGCATAATAAAGCTCCTTTTAAGATATTTTTTGCGTATTGTTCAAGTGTTTCATTTTTAGTTGGAGAGATCTTTTCCAATCTTCCATATACTAGATTTTGAATACTCATTTTTTCCTCTTGCACATTATAGGTTTTCCGTTATCATCAAGATTTATTGCAAGGAATCCCTTCGTTCCAAACGAAGCCCTGAAATATTCATGATTATTAAGGCATAAGATAGCAAAATCTGATTCTGTTTTTCCAAGGTTCCAACTCTTAGTGAAAATATAGACAGCAAAAGTAAAAACAAGTACAGTAAATAAAGCTATTAGAATATTGAATCGCATAGTAGTTCTCATTAAAGTTTAAAATGCCGCATATAAAAAAGAAGGTCCCTGCCAGTAAAAAAATAGGAATAAAGATAAATTTAAAACCCTCTCTAAAACTTGCCCCGATTACGTCTCCAGGACTTCTGAAAAAACAATCAATCAAAGCAAAATTCATTACCAAAAAACAAAAAGGATCTTTTAAATCTTCTGTCGGAATAATTAAGAAGAAGTAAATTTTTCTCATTATTAAGGTTAAAATGCCACAACATCCAGGAAAAGTACTTACAAAACCAACTCTTAAAAATTCGAAAACAAAAGCAAAAAAAATCACAAGAGATAAAACCGCCAAAGGAAAGACGGGGGCTAAAAAAGCAATGACGACGGGGCACCTCTCCGGGAAAGCTAAGAAGAAATAAGCTTCTTGTAAATAACTTTAAGATTCTCAGAGAGTTTCTTGTTTTCAAAATACATCTTAACAGAAGCATCAAAATAGGGCCGTACAATGTCTTTTTCAGACCAGTTAGCTATAGTTCTAAGAGGAACCCCGAACACTTTAAACATTGTTTCAAACTCAGGTGATGACCTGTAAAAATTAATTACACCAAACTCATCACGGCAGAAAGTTTTAAGTTGTTTCTTTGTCATAAGTCTTAGGTCTTTAATTTATTAACAAGTTTTAATGCAGAGTCTAGTTTTTTGGAAGGCTGGATAATTTGAGCATCAAGAAAAGATTGAAACCATGGCCTTACTTTGTTAGCCACTGATGATCCAATGTCTTTTGGAGTCAAATTGTTTTTCATGAGGGTATCTAATTCTTCTTTGATGATATCATTAAAAACCCATCTGATGAAATCGCCCATTTTTTTAATTTCAGGTTCAATACCATTAGATGTAAATACTTGCTCTATACCTTGATTCAGCCTATTTTCAACAACAGAGTAATCAATAAACTCTCTAATGCTTTGGATTTTTTCAATGTCGATTTCCGCAAGTTTTTTAACTTTTGATGTTGAATGTTTTTGGCCTTTGACTTTGAAATAGTGAAATGAATCTTTATAAAATCCACGCCAAACTACACCTTCGCCTATTCCAGGTGATCCAAGTTCTTGTCCAACAGGGCATGATTTTTCAACGGATTCAGTGAATTCAGCTAGTTTATTTTGAGATTCTTGTGGGTAATTAAAATCAATATCGATATCAAAAGTTTTGAAATTTTCAATGTTATAAATGCCTACAGGTAAAGGATGAGTTAACGTAACTATTTCATGATCCAACGGATCTCCTTCGTTATTTTCATGGGTCACTTTCAATCCGAAAATAACAAACATTTTTGGAAGTTTAGATATAGCTACCCCTTTTTGTATTCCTTCCCCACACCATTCTCCATATATGGTTAGGATCTCACCATTTCCTATTGTATAGTATTCAGATAAAGCTTCAAAGGTCTTTATAAAAAAGTCTTTTTTCTCTTTAACAAAAAGAGCAAACCCGACATTGTCCTTCTGGATTGTGCAGATACCCGTCCTTTTTTGCGCCTGTATTCCATTGGTTTCACTGTAAGAGACACCTGCATTGGTTCCATGTAATTTCACCGTCCCATGAAATCTGACAGTTGGCATGGTGACGTTTTTATCATAAATTACAGTTCCGTCTTCCTCTGTTTTTATATATTGAGCAGAATGAATTACATTTCTAACTACATTTCTGAATTGATCTATACTATGATATTTAATGAATTTTTTCATGTTTCCCCCTTATTTAAATCAGTAAGAATTCGTGAATTTGATATGCTTAATCCCTTCTGGGAGTTTTGTAATATTTACTGTCCATGATTGAACTACATCTTCAGTAAAATATTCAACACAGTCTCCGATATCAATCAAAACGCCATTTTCATGAGGCGGTGCATCGTTGAAAAATGCAAGTACCTTTTCCGGGACAGATATTTTAGATTTAAGACATAAGTTATAAATAGTAGCCATTCTTTTCCATTCTTCGTCAGGAGGGCGAAACCCCTCGACAAAAGTATTCATCCCCATATTTTCTCCTAAAAAATCAACTATATATCCCAATAATATCCCTTTAGAATTAGGGATCTAAAAACTAGAATATACAGAAAGTGGAACTCCCTGTCAAACAGAAAGTGGAAAATAGTTCAAGAAAATTTGACTTGACATGGAATGTATGATTTAATACCCAAACTAAACATAGAAGGATATGCCGCAAGAAAACAAAATAGCCAGCCTCCAATTGCAACTCGCAAAGGAAGGTGTACTTACATCAAGGCAAAAAACGCCGGATATTGTTATCCCTAAATCAAGATTTGATAGCTGGGCCAATGAAACAACGCAATTTGGTATTCAGCATGCTACTAATAATACCAAATTCTTTAAGCAGAATAAAAAACTTGAATTTGAACTAGTAGCACTTTATGAAGATGATTGGGCGACAAGAAAAGGGGTTGATATGCCCGCCGAAGATATGGTCAGGAAAGGCATTTCTTTTCTTCATAATGATGAAGACGAAAACGGCCTAGAAGTAATTGAGAATCTAGAAGATATTCTAGTAAATGAATGGCAGTGGGCGAAAATAGAAACTGAATCAATAAAATTTGAACGCTTATCTGGTGGTTGCGCTACATTTTTCAACTTTGGAGGGACAGAAGAGGATCAGCGAGATCCCATAGAACAAAGTCAAATTAGGGAAATCAGGTCTATAAGAAATTTCCCAAGTTGGAAAGCAATCCCTCTATCATGGTATAATGAATTCGGCCACCCAAAACAAGGTCATCCGGAACATTATCAACTTATTTTTATCGATCCCTCTAGTTCCAGAACCGTTATAGTTCACGAATCCAGATTGTTGATTAGGCAGGGTGATACTGTTAGCCCGAGCACTAAGGCATTTAACAGAGGGTGGAATGATTCCCCTATTCAGAGCGTATATAATGCACTCCGAGACTTCGGAGTAGCTTCAAGTGCAGTCAGTGGCATTATGCAAGATTTTAACTGGTTCAGTTTGGGGATCGCTGGATTAGCTGATATGGTTATGCATCAAGATGATGATTCAATTTTAGAACGGCTGTATCTTGCGAGGCAAAAACTTCATTCTGGAAATATTTCACTTTATGATGCTGAGCATGAACAAATGGCACGTCATGGGACCCCTGTAACCGGGTTACCTGAGTTATGGGATCGCTCGGCGGATATTCTTTGCGCTGCATGGCATATTCCGAGATCTTTGTATTTTTTCTCTGAATCTGGAGATTTAGGCGGTAATTCATCCGAGGCGGATAGATCAAACTATTATGATAGAATAAGTTCAAAACAAGAAATCGAATCAAGACCGTGGAAAAATAACTTCATACATTTTGTAAGCCTGATAAATGGAATTGATGATTCTAGTTTAAAATATATATTTAATCCGCTAAATACAAAAACAGATAAAGAAAGATATGAAGAACAATTATTCGTTGCTGAAAAAGATGTTCTATATATCGACAGGCAAGTTATTTCACCACAAGAAGTTGCCGCTTCAAGATTTTCAAAATCAGAAATCGATTTAAATACCATGAATCTGGACATGGAAGAAAGAAAAGAACAAGAAGAATTAGAAACTTTTACACAGAAAAATGAAGACACGATAAAAGAACTCGAAATAGAGGCAATAAAAATCGAAAACAAAAATAAAACCAGCGAACTTGAAGAAAAGGAAAATAAAACCAGCGAACTTGAAGAAAAGGAAAATCCAACAGAAAAAAAAGATGCGGCAATTCAAGTTATAGAAGTTAAACCAGTTGTAAATATTCCCATACCGGAAATAATTCTTCCTGAGCCAAAAAATAATGATGAATTACTTGACGCAATTAATGTATTAATTGAAGAAAATAATACACAATCTGAAGATATTATCTTAATATTTGAATAAGAATTTAAATAATAACTATGGCAAAAATAAAAAGAATAATAGTCCCCAAAGAATTTAAAGATAGAATAAAATCAGAAATTGAAATAGATTTAGACGATAAGTTTCTCGAAGAGCGTAAAGATATAAATGTGAGGCTAGATACTTGTGTTGAGTCTATCCTTGAAAAAACTAAATATTTGATTGCTTCCATTCCAAAATATGATGGTGAAAAATTTGTTTTGGAATTATCAAATCAAATAAATCTTTTAGAACAAAATTTTAATAGCGGAATCGTTCTGAATGATGAGGCAAAAAAAGATCTTGTTAATACCTTTTTAAACAATATTGAAATTCCTTCAAACGGAAAACCAGGAAAGGAAGGAAAGGAAGGAAAGGCAGGAAAGGCAGGAAAGGCAGGAAAGGCAGGAAATGATTATATTCTAAAATATCAGGACAAACTCGATATTTCCGAATCAATAGAAAAAGTAATTTTTAGAAAAACTACTGAGTTAATCTCTGGAAAAACTATTTCAGAAGAAAGGGTTTTAGCTATTATTTCTAATCTTGTCAAAGGATTAAAAGATGGAACCGTAAAAGTAAAGAATCGATTTGGCGGTGCTAATGGACCCGAGATTCTCAAGAAGATTAATGAGGCGTTAAATGGAACAGGCTTGCAAAATAATTTTTCATATTTTAATATAGAAGAAAATATAAATATCACAATTCCTGCTAATCAGCAAATGACAGTACATGGAAATTTGACTATAGAAGGAAATCTTATATCTGAAGGAAATTTAATACTTGAATTGTAAGCAACCCCTCCCTAAAGGAAGGAGCTTTTACCTGAGAAGCTAAAAATGAGTTTTATAAGAATTTTAGAGCAGGAAGAACCTGAAACACCTCCTTCTGGTAGGGGCGTTTTATATATAGATGTGTCCGATAGCCATATCAAATTTAAAGATGCTACGGGTACAGTTTTTGACCTCAATGTTGGGTCAGATGGTGATTGGACAAGTCTTGTCAACACACCCGGATCAATATCTCCGGGGTTAGTTGTTCAGGGGAATCCCGGTGGTACGGATTTAGAATTCGGGCAAGGACTTAATACTACAGATATCCCTACTTTTGAACAGATTATTATAGGCGTATCTGTCCCATTTTTAGACACCACAGGAACCTTAACTCTGCAAAATGTTGATAGTCTGGATGCAACAACAAATACTACTATAGAAGACGCCATTAATACGCTAACCAATCTCTCTTCGGTTCAAGGCCAAACTATCAGTTTATCAGGGGGATTGACGGTTGAGGCCCAATCAATATTAAACCAAGATTTAACAACGGATGCGGATTCTACATTCAAAAGCCTTCTTTTGTCAGGAGTATCTAGTGAAATTTCATTATCTTTGGATTCGACAGTAGGAGCGTTTTTAGTTAACAGGCTAACTACCGCTCAAAGAGACGCACTTACAGGCACGGAAGGAATGCAGATATACAATAGTACTCTTTCTATTCCTGAATTTTATAATGGGACAAATTGGAAACGAATGGGAGGGGCTTTTCCTGTCGTGGATTTTACAGGTACATCTAAGAATCTTGTTATTGCTGATAATGAAAAGTTTCATGTTTTAAGTAATGTTGGAACGATTACTGTCACGATTCCGGATAATGCTGCTGAGCCTTTCCCTATTGGTGCTGAAATGGCATTTTTGCGGGGTGATTCGGGTACAGTGATATTTGCTATTCCCGGAAGTGACGATCTTGATTCCAGGGATTCATTGGTTACGATTAACGCCCAGCATTCTGCGGTCACTTTAAAGAAGATTAATACCACTAAATGGGTGTTGATTGGAGACTTGGCATGATTGGAATTACTGCATCGCAAGCCTTCGTGCCGAATAAGGGTTCAGGGTTGAGTTTTTGGTTGGATGGTTCAGATCTTGGCACGCTTACGGATTCTGCGGGTGACCTTTCCGCCTGGGATGACAAAAGCAAAAATAATATTGATTTCACACAAGGGACAGGCTTAAATCAGCCGCAGACCGGGGGGACTCCGATAAATGGAAAAAATGTAATTAATTTTAATGGGACTAGCCACTTTATGGTGGCTAGTTCCAATTCAACCAATAAAATTATATTTTTTGTTCTTAGATTAGAGACCGGATTTCCTGATTTTTCTGGTGTGTTTAATCAAACTGGAAACGATTTAGAAAATATCAGGATAGATGCTGACAATGTACGTTTTAGGGCTTCGGGCAATGATGAAAATATTGCCGATTTTTCTTTTTCTGGTGGAGAAATACGCATTAATGGTACGGTTACAACTGATCCCGTCGTAACCCTTAATACGCCTTTTATTCTTAGTGAGGTTTCTCCCTCTGGAAATACGTTTATTCCTCAGATTTCTCAAGATTTTAATGATAGGTTCTGGAAAGGTGATATTGCAGAAGCTTTTGCATATGATGTCGAGCCATCTTCAGATTTTATGATTCAAATATTAGATTATTCGAGAAACAAATGGGGTATAAGCATTAATTTCCCTTTTACATTCAGTTCAGATTTTTCAGAGGATTTTAATTAATGTTCATATTTAAATTTTATATTAAAGGCGAATAATTATGCCAGATACGGAGAGAACCGAAGCGGAGCTTCTGACTATATTTGCTGATAGTCAACCACCTGGATCTATAAATCCACAAGATGTGCGTGATTTTGTAGTAAGTGCTAACTTGGGTTTTAAATATGCTTCAACAGCAACAAATCTTTTAACTTCAGGTCAAAATGTTATCGGTGTAACCGACACAACAGTAGCGAGGACAATTACCATTTCCACTTCTGATATTATCAATACTGAGACGATTGGGGAAAACATTACTATTAAGGATGAAAGTGGTGGCGCCGGTACGTTTAATATCCTGATTGATACAGAAGGATCGGAAACTATTGACGGATTGACCGATATTTCTATTGAAGTAGATTTCGGTAATATTACTATTTATTCGAACGGAACGAACCTTTTCACAGTAGCATAGATTATGAGCGCATTTACAAATTATACAAACCGGCTTCCACAAATTAAGTCTGAAAATGTAATTGACGTATTTTCTGAGGATGATTTTGGTACCCCTGCTAGTGGTGTTGTAATATTAAATCCACTTAATACGTATCTTCTAAAAACCCAGATACCTCTAACTATTCAATTTGATATTACGGGAATGCCTACTTTTGGATTTCCGATTATAACATCAGAAATGCCAGCGCAAAATAATTTAGTTAATATAGGTTCTGGCGGTCCTCTTTTTATAACTAGCAATCCAGCATTAGGTGCTGCTATTGGTTTAATTAATTTAAACATCGTTAATGCAGGCAGCAGAATATTTGCAGATCTGGAAACAACGCTACCCTTTGGCGGGGCGTTAGATTTTAAAAACACTTTCTTTATAGGTTTTTCTCCGGGGACAACTTTTAAAGGCTTTCAACTTGGTTTCCGAGATTCTTGTGTCTGGCTTAATTCCGGGCGTATTAATTTGGTCGATACGGATATTGAATTCGATGGATCATTTATAACCAATACAGCAGACTCTAATGATGGTTTATTTGATATATCAACATCAGATGTTTCATTAAAACCTGTATATGTATTTAATTTTTCGGGACTTTCTTCTCATCCTAATGAACCTGCTTTTTTTATTCATTCCAATCTTACATCAGGATCTTTGGTATTATTTACAAGAATGTATAATACTCCATTTTCTCCAGGGACAGGAGGATTTTTTGGGACTAAAACTGGGCCCGTTACAGTAATAGCAAATGCTGGGGGTGGTAATATACTTGTAACAGCGAATGGTCATAATGGTGTTGATGGTGATATTATTACTCATACAACTTTTTCGGAATCAAACTATAACGGAGATTTCGTAATAGATAATGTTATAGCTGGAACATCTTATGAAATAGTGGCAGTTTTTACGGCAACAGGAACAGGAATTTGGACGAATACAGGTCTAGATGAAACAGACTTGAGGGTTGGTTCGTTAGGTAATGCAAGAGCTAATCAAAAAGATAGTATGACTCTTGGTGAAGAAACCACAAACGGGGTTTTACAAGTTGATGGCTCAGGTGGAGTCAACGTACCTGTTGTTGACGTGACACCAACTGCAGGAGATTGGATTAAAGACCCTGCCACCGAGAGGATTCTAATTGACAGTACTACGGGAATTTTAAGATATAATGGATTGGTAGATATATCGGTTGACGTTCGTTACAAGGTTTCAGCCTCGACTACAACCGGGCCCGCTCAAACACTTGAATTTATTTTACATTTAAATGGGGTTGGACAGGCGAAAACAATAGTTAATATTAATACCTCGGGCACTTCTGAAGGGAGTTATATAGGTGGAATTTTTTCCTTATCGAGTGGTGATGAAATTCAACTTTTTAAAAATAATTTAACAAATACGAATAATACAGAGGTTTCAGCTACAGTTTTATTATTATCAGTAAAATAATAATTTTACGACTGGCTAGATAATGATGGTAGTTAAAAAGACAAAATTGTCTTATATTATATAACTTTTAAATTAAGAATTTAATTTTTTTTGGAGAAAAAAATGGCAATACGACTTGATCAAGACCAGCTAGACCAAATCATAGCTGAAGTTCGAAGAGATGCAGATTTTGTCACGCAACATGATTTAACAAATGCATTGGGAGCATTGATGAGCACCCTGAAATCAGGGAAACTTCATACTCCAAACCGTAGTGGTGGTGCAAATGGGCCTGAAATTGCGAGTAAGCTAAATAGTCAAACTCCTGTATTGGGAACTGTCGGTTTGAATACAAACGCTCCAGTAAGCAGTACAGCAGGCCAGGTTGATCTTGGACAGAAAGACAGTTCAGTGGGGTCTACAGCGACTCTCGATTTGACGTTAGAAGAGGCCACAATCGCAATCGGAACTTTTACGCCTAGTCATAAATTAGCTATATATATCAACGGAATAGAATATCATTTGCAATTAGACGCTGTTTAATGGCCAATAGAAAAAGCATTAAAGACACCTCTATTAAACCAAGGTAAACAATGACAGTCAGGAATACATTAGATGAGGCATCCAGTGTTGTGGCAAGGGGTGAATTTACGACAGGCGATACGGTTACGATTTCCATTTATTTAAATAATAGTGCAACTGCTGAATCTTTAACTTCTAGTTCTGCCATAGAGCATTCAACTAGCGGTGTCTTCTATTGGGAGTTCAGTAATTTAACAACTGCTCCAAGCGTATATTCTGATTACCTGTTTATTCTGACAAATGGCATAACTACCGTCATAGGAAACCAGGTCTTCGGAGGCTGGCCAAATACTGTAGATAGCAACACGGGGGCAAATGTAGTGACAATAACTGTTGAGGAAATTGACACGACTGCTATTTCAAGTGTTCAAGTTCAACTATATGACTCCACTCAAACAACTGTTTTAGACACGAAAGAGACAGATACCAGCGGCCAAGTTGTCTTTGCAGCCGACGATGGAAATTACATCGTTATTCTTAGAAAGAATCAAACCACTTTCACAGTCCCTGAATCTTTAATAGTTTTAGGTACAACCTCACAAACTTATAATGGAACCCCTCTCACAATTAGTAATGCTGTCGGAGCTGGAGAATGCAACGTGGTTCTATTCTCTTCAGCCCAAGATCCAAGTGCGTTTTTGACTAGCTTGCTGGGGACCGCCACTATAACCGACCTGCCTACATTGATATCTGAAGAATTTTTTCCCGGAACAAAAGTAACTGGAACATATTTTGCTTCTACGGGTGAGCTTAATTGGATTCTGCCAAGAACCGCTGTAGTCCAATTTGTAGTTAATGACTTAGGAATCAGCGAAACAAAAACAATTCCTGATGTAGCCAGTATTAGCTATAGCGATATTTAAATTGCCATAGGTATCGTATCCTGTTATTAAAGTATCAAGGAAGGTGCAGTCAGTGGTGACAAATCGGTTTTGAACGCCGTGGTCTCGAAAGAGAGCGTTTCTCACATTCTCAAAATATCCCCAATGTTAATCTTAACCTGGAAATAAAAATGGTATCAATCAATTATAATACAGAAATTAAAGTGCATAGACCTCTTTTTAAGGTTGTTTTGAACAAAATTTTAAGATTGTTTCAATTTTGGACTAAAAACAAATATATCATCATATCATATTTTGATACTACATATCAAAACGGAAAAGTGATTAAAGACGTTTTAACCGGGTATGGGTTTGCGAAAGTGAAGCATGCCTAAAATTTCTGAACTTCATCAAAGTAAAATCAGAAAAATTGTTTCACGTAGAACAAAGACAAGACATTTTGTTGATTTAAAATTCCCCAATACGATAGTAAGGGATTATGGCAAAGAAATTATCAAAGAAGTAAACCTAATTGATAATCTCATCAAAGAAATTCTCTTTCCTCACCTGGAAAAAATAACTAATACAAAAGATGAAAGATTGGATCGTGATATTGATTTCAAGAAATTAGCTGGTGTTGCTTTGGTTGCTTTTTTGATAAGAAAAATTAAATCAAGGTTTTTTGGTGAACGTCTTGAAGAAGACCAAGAACCAAGCCAAAGATTATTCACAGAATCAATCAGAAGAATTTCAAGCAAATTTCTAAATCAAGCAAACTCATTTGGAGAAAAAAAGTTTGTAAATGAGTTCGAGAGGCAAACCGGAACCAAGCCTCTTGATAGACATTTGGATGTTGAGGAATTCATTAAGGATGCTACCCGGAAAAACATCTCTCTGATTAAAACGATTCCTCAAAGATACTTTTCCCAGGTTCAAACACTCATTGAAGAAGCCGTAAATCGTGGACAACTCACAGTTGCATTACAAAGAGAACTTCTTCAGATCAAAGAAACCACAAAGAACAGTGCGAGGTTGATTTCCAGAGATCAAATAGGGAAACTCGTAGCTGTCACAAATGAGGCCAGACAGAGGAATCTTTCGGTTACTCATTATATTTGGCGAACTTCAGAAGATGGGAGAGTTCGAAGTTTTTCTAATTCGAAGGGATTTAGTGATCATGCGCGACTTAACGGTACATTAATTTCTTGGAGCCGACCCCCACAGACCGTTTTTAAGGGAAAAAGAAGTGGAGAACACAATCATGCCGGGATGGATATTCAATGTTTCCCAAAAGGAACAATGATAAAAACAGAGAAAGGGGAAAAACCTATTGAAAAAATAAAAATAGGCAATATCGTCCATTCTCATTGGGGGCTACAAAAAGTTATTGAAACTCACGTTAATCATTACAAGGGCAAGTTAATTGGAATTAAATTTTTGCATAAGACAATATGGCTCACTCCAGGTCATAAACTCTTTATTAATGGGAAGGGATGGGTCTCCCCCGAATGTCTCAAGATCGGTGATAAAACCGTAAAACTTGAGAAATTTTTCACGTGTAACTTTTTCCACAAAGAATCGGCTAGGAATATAAAACACCCTCATCCCCATCTTATCAGTCAAGAGCAAATGTCTATCGGGGTTGATTTTACTCATGGCCCCCTGAACTTCAATTACAGTGTTAAGTTCGTTAAGCATAAAATCGGCTTGATAATCAACGCCATCTTTCCGGTCAGGTTTTTCAAAAACCCATTGAGGGTCATATTTAACACAAAGAATATCAAGCCAAGCGGCACATATAATTTCAGATTCAGGTATAATTCCGCCTTTCCCATATCCACATCGAGGACCAGAGGAGGCGGGGAGACAGTTTTTTCTTCTTTCAGGATTTTTGATCCATTGAGTTGCAACAGCTTCACTCCCGTATCTTATTTTAATTCCATAATGAATGAGAACCCTTTTTATCATTCTACTTGTCATCCTGGTAACTTTAGTAATATCACGATAGGACCAAAATTTATCAATATATTTTTCAATCAGCCATTTTTCAAGTGGCGTGCCTACGGTTTTTTCAGCCTTCAAAAGATGATTCATAAAAAATCCTTTGTTCGCACAATCTACAGAACAATAGACACCACACTTATTTTTAAATTGGCTCTTAATTGCTTTGAATTCTTTAGAACATGTTTTGCAATTAACTTTATAAGATCTTTTCCCCATAGATTCTGTTCCAAAATTATTAATAATGTTTTTAAAAGACATCTGCATTATGAAGTTGTTGGACTAGAAAGTCAAGAGTTCGACGGATACGTTTATAATTTTGGAGTAGATAAAAGTATGAGTTATTTTGCTGAAGGAATTCTTGTAGAAAATTGCCGTTGCGGGGCGCAGGCTGTTTTTGATGATATTACAGGTATTGAACATCCAGATACAAAAGCGGCCAGGAAGAAGTCAATTTCGCTTGGGTTAATATAAGGATGTCCGTGTCATCAAGAAATAGAATGAATATTTCCCGCTTCATATATAGTTCTGGCATATAGTATTTCGTATATACCTAATCGGACTTCTGAAATAAAACAAAAGCTGAGACTTTTCAGATCTTTCTTTTTTACACCTATCATGGCACCCCTATTCTAGGAGTTTAGAATAAAAATTATCAATATCTTATTTATAATGAAATGCCAATATTTATTTTGCTTTATGCTCAATAATCATCTACATGGGCAATGATTATTGAGCATAGAGCAAAATAAATACTTGACATTATTTTATGAATTGATTTAATTAATCTAATGGACATTAGAACACTATTCCAGAATAATAAAAAAAGTTGCACCGTTAAAAGTCCGTGGGTGATTGAAGAAATTGCTAATGGATTAAAGGCACGGAGTGTAAAATTTAGAAATGGAATTTACGTAAAGAAAAACAAAAAAATACCTGTCCAATATTTTGAGAATGATCGCATCTTTGGCCGAGGTGTTTTTGTTGATGATGGTATTTTGAAAGTCATGAAAATGTTTGATGAATTGAAGAATATAACCCCCTTAACAATTGGCTACATTTTCGGGGACAACATATATTTAAATTACAATAAGGGGATTTTGAAACGCAGCGATAAAACAGGTGAGGAGAACTTTTATTCTGAAGGGACACTTCAGAATGAACACATGGCTCATTATCTAGAATTAAGCTGTATCACAGATCCCACATATGAGAGAAAAGATACAGATCGGGTTGCCTTACACGGTTATAATCCCGAACTCGAAACGATTACGGATTGAAGGCGATTTTTCAGGGACAGAATTATCGACTGAAATCATAAATCAAACTGGACTCACTCATCCTAAAATGAGCTTAACGAGTCAAGACAAATCGGCTGAGATCATTTTTCAGTATGACCATAAAGTAGGTGTTTCATATACAATGGTCACAAGTGAGAAATGTTTGGTCGTTAAATCATACGATAAGCCCCCCATAAAAAAATCAATATCAGGACTACAATATTTTCGAGGAAAAAATGAAGAGGGAAGGGAAAAGTTTTTTCCTGTTCTGAAATTTTCTAGTTGTATTTCATTTGATCAATCCTACTTCCTCCGAACAATCGGCCAATTAAATATTCAAGAGAAGTTAGGAAACCAATTTTCTTTGTTTTCAGGTGCAGGTTTTGGGGTTATTCAAGCATTTGCGGGTGCTTTAGATATGGATATATCTGAAGTTATGAAATGGTTTGTTAATGATCTTAGAAATTCAATCCATAAATCAATTCTTAAAAAAACTACACAACTATTTATTAGTTTCATGATTGATTTTGATGGTGAAAGGCTTAATCCGAAACCAATCAAAAAAGTAATCCGAAAGTTTTTTTCAAAAAATAATAGAGACTTACTTGTAAGAGATTGCAAGGGGGATGTCTTTATTATCCTTCAAGACATATCAGGAAGAACAGCTACAGTTACCAAGGGGATAACACCAAATTTCCCTATTTATGAAGTCATATCAGCCTCAATTTTTGACCCTGTTTTTTTCAAAACAAGGGCTGATCAAATCAAAGGATTTGGCGTGATGGGTGGTGATGTTGCTAAAAATAATAATTCGTTTATCCGAAAAAACAATCCGTCTTTAAGCATCATCTCAGTTGGATCACCTGTCAGACTATTCGATAAAGGAAAAGATCTTATAAGCAGATCAGATCTTTCTTTGAAAATATCAGATAGAAAACATGAGACCGATTTGGTGGTTAAAATTAAAGACCCATACAAACGACATCAATGTAAGCCAATTGATGAGTGTTTTCAATTTGCGACTGACCGGGAGTCAATGGAATTGGCTTTTTTATCAGGGGATATAGATGCTCGATTATGATTCTAAGCAGGATGAAAAAAAATTGTTTAGCCCACTAACAGGATCATGGAGTGGTAATTCGTTTTTAACGAAAATATGTAATTGGGTAATGCGTATAATCCGTTATACGATTATGAGATATGTATTGTCAATAGCATTTGTTGCTTTACTTGCATTTTTCTTTGGATATAAATCGGAAGATAAAAAAACTGCTGAAGATATGGCAAATCAAACTGTAAATGGTAACCTGTTTGGAACATTGGCTGTCTTTATCAAGGATAAAAAGCCCAAAATAAAAATCACAAATGATCATCCATTCTATCATTTAAAAATCATTAAAGAATGGGAAGAAGAGACTAAGATTAAATTCACTGAAATTTACCAATACATCACTATTAAAAATGAGGACGGGGGAAAAGAAGATCTACTTGTAATGAAGGATCGGGCCAAAAAAATTGGAGAGGAGGTCCCTAAAAAATTAGAACTTAGTACAACTTTTAGTTTTAGTGATGACGCAAAGGACATTTGCAAAAAACATTTTGGCAAGGTCCCTACAAATTATCAAAGATCATTTTATAAAAAATGGCGCCATTGGAGAATTAATAAGATTAAAGATGAACTCACACAAGAAAATGATGATGGTGAAAAATACTTCCGGTGTGTAATTGATTCTCAAATAATTAAAGAGATGATGCCTGATGAATAAGGCTGATGAGTTCCTGGTATGGATCAATGTTTTTTTATCGTCAACAGCAGATAGGATCACCCCAAATATTATTTTATTGGTGACGATGGCTAATGGTTTCGGATTCGGATTTTTGACAACAGGGTATCTTGGATCGGATTCGATGGGAGTGTTCAGTTTTTTATTTTGGTTTTTTATTTGGCAATTTGTTTTGACCTGTTTTTTGACAAGCAGGCATATTAATTTGGACACTGGATATCTTGTGAAATTTTTCTTGGTGGCGGTCATCGGTTATTATTTACAGTGGCAAATTTTTGGATACTATGTTGTGAGTTATGAGCCTTCGATGATGAGGTATATCCAACCTGCTTTTGATAGCCATTCAGGAAATTTTATCTTTATATTGTTTGTTATCATGGGGATCAATCACTGTTTTTCTGGTAATAAAACTAAAGCTGAAAACAGAATAGACATGACAGTATAATGATTAAATTAGCGTTAATTATTTATTATTTCAATATTTTAGCAGCAACGGGGATTGTTTATTTTTTGCTTGCGATCATATACCAAAGGTCAAAAAGAACAATTATAAATACAGCGGAAAGACCTTATAAACCAAACAATGAAATGGTAAAATTTGTTTTTAAGATAGCGCTTGTGGCGATACTTTTTTTTGTAGCTAGAGAATTCGGATTCGATAAATATGTAGAAATTGGATGGGATTGGGGGGTCCAATTTTTTACTTGGACGTTAGCTTTAATAGGGGGATGGTATCATGGCGAATAGATTTGATATTTCCACAACTAAGAAATGGAGCTTTGACAAAAGAGGCAGACTTATAGTTGAAGCTACGCCGACAAGATCCGGGGTTTTTAAATATATAGATGAATTTGGTAAGACAGTAAGAGAACTCAGGCATCCAGACGAAGTATTCTCTCAAGAAACATTGGATTCCCTTAATATTATTCCATATACAACACAAGAGAATCACATTTCATTGATGACCCCTGAAAATATAAGGGAGAGAACATATGGCACTACAATGTCAGGAGCAAAAAGAGTTGATAATCATGCCGAGATAAAATTAAAAATAAATGATGGAAAAGAAATAGAAGCTATCATGTCCGGGAAAAGTCTTGAACTTTCTAATGGATATACATGTGATGTGATTGCTGGACCCGGAACATTTGAAGGTGAGAAATATGACGCAAGACAGACCAATATTGTCTACGATCATGTAGCAAGAGTAGAAAAAGCACGAGGCGGAGAAAGTTGCCGCATTCGCCTTGATTCACAAAGTGCTATAAGTGGTATCGGCGCCGAGAGATTAGACTCTGGCAATCTCAAACAGTCAACAGGAGAAATAATGGCTGACCCAATTAAGGAAATTCTTGTAGAACGAGAATTTCAGAAACGAGAGTCTGGAGATGATTTTAGGCTCGATTCGTTTTCTATAACAATCGATAAATCTCAAAAAGGTGATATCGATAGATTAAAAAACCGTGATGAAGAAATGTTTTCAGAAATTCAACGACTGAATACGGAACTAACAAAAAAAACTGTAAAAATGGATTTTTTGGAGACGGAAAACAAAAAACTATCTGGAACTGTTAAAGGTTCTATATCGAAAGAAAAATTCGAGCAGGAAATTGAAAAGAGGACGAACCTGCATAGTTTAGCTAAAAATCTTGGAATTAAAGATTATAAAGGTATTTCTATTTCTGATTTAAATAAAAAGACTATTGAGGCTTCAGGGGTTTTTACTGAGTTAAAAATGGATAACGCAGAATGGGTTAACTTTGCAATTGAGCATTTGCAGACAAAGCATGCTCGGAATGTTATGAAATCAAGAAAAAATCTGGAAAGTTCAGTTTCTTTCAAATTTGACAACTCTGAAGATGACCTTGCCGGGGAATCTGAACTAGAAATGGCATCATAAGGAGGAAAAAATGGCATTTACACCACAAACGGTTGTTACTGACAGAGAAACCAAAATTCAAGGTCAGTTTAATCCTTTTGACCAGATTAGCACTGATACTAGAACTGCTGATGGGGCAACCTCAATTGAGGTTGGAATGGCTTTAATCAAGTCAACATCAGATAAAGATGTTATCTTGCCAGCGGCTGCATTTACCGAGATTGAATTTCAAGGAATTGCGGGTCTTTCATTGCTTGATAAAGAAAAGTCATTAACGACAGGCGATAAATCATATGTTGCAAATGACGTACTTACAATCGTATTGGATGGAAAAATTACTGTCCTTGTTACTGATACTGTGGCAAAGGATGGCGTTGTATATTTTGTTCATACAACCGGAGGGGCTTCAACGATTCATACGTTTAGAAGCAATTTAGATACAGATAAAGCTTCTTCTATTCCAGCCGTATATCTTGCCTCTGGAGTGACAGGCGATCTTGTAGAAATTCGAGTGTCTCAAGGCGCAAGAATTGGAACAGCACTACCTTAATGGAGAATAAAATATGAGTTTTTTAAACAGAACGATGCACCAGGTTGAAACCAACCCGATTGCAATGTCATTGATCCACCCTGACTCTGATCCAGTCAAAATGACATATAGAATGGATAATCTCGAACAGTTTTTTAGAGAAGCTGAATGGGAAAAGAAAGGAATTATGAAACACCGCTATAAGGGAAAATTTAAGCGGAATCAGACAGACCACGAAATTCTGTCGAGAATGGATAGGCAAGGACGCTTTGATGCGGATGATGGGCTTGTATTCGCAAGACAATTGGAAGAGATTGATCCTAGGCGTTTTGAGGTTATCAAAAAACCTATTGATATTTGGAAGCGGATTCTTCCAATCAAAACATTTACGCCTGGAATTGATCGAATCACATATAGAGTTCGTGATTTCAAAGCACTCGCAGAGCTTAGTAGTACTGCAAATATCACAGAAACAGCCCTGGCAGATGTGACAGCCGAAGAAGCAAGCAATAGGGTATATGCTTGGCATCTTGGGTATACTTATACAGCCCACGAATTAAGAAAAGCAGCGGTTGTAGGTCTGCAACTCCAAACTGATAAGATTCACTCAGTAGAAATTGGATATCGTGAAAGAATCCAAACAGTAATGTTTACTGGATCCACTCAAGTTGGTTTAGAGGGTATCTTCAATCACACCGGGGTGACTAATACTCAGGTTTCTGAGGCAGGTATTGGAGGAGATAGATCATGGACTACCCCAACGAATAAAACACCTACAGAAATTGTTGATGATATCACAGGTATGACAACTGAAATTTTTCAGGCTACTCGTGGAAGATATGGGTCGGCAAATATGGTAATAGCCCTTCCTTTGGAACAATTTAAATACATTGGAAACAAACGCATGGAAGCGGGTACAGATACTACCATTGCTCAATTCATTATGCAGAATAATGATTTCAATGGGATTGCGAGATTTGAGCCTGTCTTTGAGCTTGCTGGAATTGGAACTGGTTTAACTGATCTTGCGGTAGCATATCCAATGGACAACGAAGTGTTGGAAGCGCAGGTCGCAGAGTCAATCATGTGGATGCCAATGGAAATCAAGGGCAGGGCATTTATTTTTTCCAGTGAAATGGAGTTCGGAGGCGTGGTTATTCGTTATCCTGTAGCCATGACACAAAGATACGGAGTCTAAAAAATGAAAAAGATTCTATCAAAATCTAGAATGAGGGAGGTTATGCCACTTCCTCATGACAAGAGTAAAAAATCAAGAACCGCTGTCTTTGAACAAGATAAAGGAGACGGAGAAGATAAAGTAACTATACTTTCAAATTCAGACTTTAAATTCCTGAGAGATCAGGAAGATGGACCCTTTTCTTTTTTTCTTAATGAAGGAACTTTTGTTATCATTGATAATGAAGAAAAACCTAAAGAAAAAAGTCCACTGGAAAAGAAAATAGAAAAGTTTTTGGATGAGAAGAAAAAGAAAGAGGATGCTGGTAAAAAGTTTCATCCTAAAGCCGAGGCCCAATTACAAAAACTATTATCTGAACTTGAGGAATCAAAAGACAGGCAAAAGTAATGGCATTCGAGATAACGTGGGAGGACATTAAAAACACAGCGATTGATATTGAAGATGAGTTGAATGAATTTAGTCTTCCACAACAGAGTCTAATCATTGCGGCTGCAACGTCTTGGGTTCCTGAGTCTAGATTTTTGACTGATACATTTGATGCAAGAAGGAACTACGGTGCCCACCTTGCGACGATGTATTTAGGTCCAGCAGCAGGAGAAGGAACTTTAAGTAATGTCGGGATTGATTCTTTTTCAGCCAGTGTAACATTAGCAGTTAATAATCCCCCGGCAAGACAGCGGATATTGTCAACAGTGTATGGAGAACTTTATTTTCATTATGAAAAAAAACATTTTACCGGATTATTCGTAGGATGAAAGATCAAGAAGTTATCGATTTTGGTTTTGATGACTATATTAATGGATTAAAAGACAGTTCCGTTGACATAGGAATTTTAACGAGAGATGGCAATAAAAAAATTGAAGGTAATTTGACCTTAGCACAATCGGCTTTCAATTTGGAATTTGGTGCAATTGTAAAAATATCAAAAGAATATCGTAAAAGGGCTTTAAAGAAAGGGGTTGCTTTTGGAAGTCAGGAATCAATATCGATTCCATCTCGACCTTTTATGAGGCAAACCTTTGACGAGCAAGTTAATTCAATAGGTTTTTTTGTGGATGAGATAGAAACTAAAATCGTCGAACAAAAAATAGATAGGAAAACGGGTCTTGAGGCAATTGGAGATTTTCATAAATCAGAGATTCAAAGAAACATGAGGAAAAAGGGAAAGTTTGTTGCAAATTCGGCTAGGACTATTCAGATAAAAGGAAGCGACAACGAATTAATAGATACTGGAAGACTTGTAAATTCAATAGATATTGAAACCAATGGCGTATAAAGAAATAAAATTAATTATCAAGTCTGTAAAAAGGCGAATAAAAAATGACCCAAATAGGCCCTACAATATCAGGAAAAAAAACGGTGACGCAGAGGTTACAAGATTTGGCAAACAAGAATTTGAATTTCGAACTATTAACGATATGCTCACACAATCTCTAAAAGAAGCAGATTTTTCAAGGTTGTCAGAAGGAGATAAAAGACGAACTTGGAGATTTGCCACGGTTATTCCGCCTGAATTTCTAAAATTAAATGACCAAGTTCAATACAAAGGGGATTGGTTTGAAGTGAAACGTGTTAATCCGGGACCGGGTGATGAGATAATTTATGCTCACATAGTTCAAGTAACATGACAACAACGATTACAGATTTAACCGATCTTGCAGAGATTGAGGATTCTATCGCTTTATGGGTTGAGGCGGCAAGTACTTTACCTACGGTAGTGGGGCAAGCAAAAGCATATTGGGCTGGTTTTGATTTTGAACGAAAAAGACCTTATGCAACATTAGGAATCGTTTCACAAACAACACTCGGAAAGCCGTGGTCAGAGATAACGACAGTATCTATGGAGATGCAAACCATTTTATTTGCCCCTTTTGCATGGTCAGTTGATATCAATTTTTATACTGATTCATACAATGATGGGGATGACGATGATGGAACTGTTATCAGATTAACGGCAAGACATTTTGCTCAGAGGCTACAAAACAGAGCTTTTTTAACAGAAAATAAAAATATACTTGATGCTGTAAACATTGCCTATGCCCAATTGGGCCAAACAGTTTCCGGTTCAGGTGCAGATGATGAGGACAAAAGAATACAAAAAGCTTCAGTAGAATTTAGATTCAATGGAATTATTCAAACGAAAATAATAGAAACTGATTTCTTTGACACTGTTACAACCCCGACTACGACACTATCAGGAGAATAAATGGCCGAATTAGACAATAGAGTTAATATCAATGTAACAATAGCTGATAGTACAGCAACAAGAGAAGGATTTGGTATTATGGCCATTATTCATGAGCATAATAAGGGGAGCAGCCGAGTTTTGACCTATAATTCTCTAGAAGGGCTTGTGGCTGATTTCCCAATCAATACGCCTGTGGGAAGATTTGGAGATATATTTTTCAGCCAAGAATTTACGGCTGAAACCGTTAAAGTTATTGAAGTGCTTTCAGCCGAAACATATACTCAGGCATTGACAGCAGCAGCATTAATTGACAATGATTGGTATATGATCGGGTCACCTTCACATCTGAAAGCTAATCAATTGCAAACAGCCTCTTATGCACTTTCAAATGGTAAGCTGGCAATCAATGTTATTGATGATATAACCGCAATAGATGTAACTACGACAGATTTGGGTGCTCAATTACAAGCATTAAGCAATAACAGGGCAGCTACTTATTATTCTTCTCAGGCGGGTGAAGAATTTGCAGTCTCAAGCATTGCCGTTTCAGGAACCACGGCCACGGCTACACACACAGCAACAACAATCGCCATAGAAGTAGGAGATAAAATTGGGGTTTGGAATTCTAGTTTAAATACAGATCTTAATTCTCAACGGACTGTGTCGGCAGTAAATAGCACAACGGAATTTGAATTTACTGTACCATCAGGAATAAGCACAACAGAAGCAACAGACGCCGAACTGTGGGTTAGATTTAATCTTGT